AATCATACATTTGTTGATGATGAAAAAGTTATACTAGTAAACTTGCCAAATGATTATGTTGAATTTGCAGGAAATCTTTATGAAGTTTCTGTTATTGCAGACAACGAAATTGCTCTTTACACAAACCGCTCTGAACTAACAGGAGTTGATGCAACTGCATACCCAGGCTTTGCAGCAGCATCCGGACAAGCACAAAGTGATAACAATGTTATCAAACTTGCAACAGTGCCGCCAGCAGGACAACGAGTGCAAGTGTTTAGAAAATTGGGTAAAACCTGGACTGAGCCAGGCACCACATTAGCTGATAGCCAAACAGCAATCGCTAAATTCCTAAGAGGCAGTACAATAAAACTACCACGATAAATACATTATAAATGTGAGGTTGACATGAAAAAAACAGATGAACTAACAGGTGTACATATAGAAGGACACATTAAAATTTTTAATCCAGAGTCTGGGTTTGTATTTGTAGACAAACGCAATGCTATTCACTATGAAAATATGAGTGTGGCATTAGCAGAAAGTCTAGCAAATGCAGGACAAGGATTTATTTACGAAATAGCGTTTGGCAATGGTGGAACTAGCGTTGACCCTACTGGTATTATTACATACCTCACACCAAATAGTACTGGTACAAATGCTAGTTTGTATAATCAAACTTATACAAAAGTAGTTGATGATAGATCTGTTAACAATGTCGACCCAACACGTAACAAGATTGAGACTCGCCACATAAGCGGAACAAACTACACCGATATTGTTGTAAGTTGTTTGTTAGACTACGGCGAACCAAACGGCCAAGACGCATTTGACACTGCTAGTGATACTGAACAATCTTATGTTTTTGACGAATTAGGTTTAATAAGTTACAACGATGTTGAAAGTCAAAAGAAACTTTTAACTCATGTTATTTTTCACCCAGTTCAAAAATCACTAAACAGATTAATCCAAATAGATTATACAGTTCGTGTTCAAAGCCTTAGCGGAGGAGCAAGCTAATGGCATATCAAGTCCCATTTACCGATGTTAGTAACAAAGGTAGTATTACAGTTGAAGACAGAGATGTTAACACAGAAACTAGTTTAAATTTAGTTGGTAGATTACAACAAGATTATGGACTAGCAATTAATACAAACTTTTTGCAGTTACTAGAAAACTTTGCTAATACAAGTTCACCAAGTAACCCTGTTGAAGGACAACTTTGGTATGATACTACAATTGGAGTAGATCAACTTAAAGTATACGATGGAACAGCTTGGGTTAGTGCTGGTGGTCTTAAAAAAGGCGATAGTGAACCTGACACAACAAACAGCGTAAAAGGTGATTTGTGGGTAAACACTCAAACTAGCCAACTCTATCTTTACAGCGGAAGCGGCTGGGTTCTTGTAGGACCAGAATACAATTCATCAAATAAATCAGGATCGTTAACTGAAATTATTGTTTCAAGTGCTAATGTAGAAAAGTCAGTTATTGTTAACTATATTAATAATGTACCTATAACAATTATTAGCGATGACGAATTTACACCAAAATCTTTAATATCAGGTTTTAGTATAATTAAAAAAGGTATTAACCTAAACAGTAGTATTTCTGCATACTTAAATGGTATAGCAGATAAAGCAAACAACCTTATTGTAAATGGTGCAACAGTGCCGAGTACTAGTTTTATGCGTAATGACGAAACTAGTGTTACAACATACAAACTGCAAGTTAAAAATAACAACGGTATTGAAGTAGGACAAGTTAAAACACTTGTATTAAATGTTGAGGGCAGTGATAGTATTCTTAACCACGTTGGTACAGGTACGTTTGATGTAAGAACAACAGCTAGTAATGTACCAGCAATTCGTGTAAGTGCAGATAACAATGTTGGTATTAATAATGCTAACCCTGATGTAGATTTAGATGTTGCAGGCACAATAAAAGCAAGCACACAATTACAAGTTGCATCAGTGTTTGAAGTAGATGCAGCCGGTGTAGATATTACAACAAATACAAATTTAACTGGCAACTTAAATGTTGACGGCGATGCTGTAATTGAAGGTAACATTCAGCATACTGGAGGTAGTTATAATATTGGTACTTCTGGTAATCCTTATACAAATGCTTATATAACAAATTTAAATGTTGGAACAGTTAATGCAACTAATATTGTAGGTAGTATTACAGGTAATGCTGCAAAAGCATCAGAACTAGTAAGTTCTACTACATTTAATATGACAGGTGATGTAAGTTCGTCAGGATTTACATTTAACGGTGCAGGTTCGTTAACAAAAACATTTAATACAACAATTAGTAGCACTTTCCTTACAGACAAAACAGATATTACAACTACCTATGCCGGCGGAAGAATTATTAGCTCTGACGAGTTATTGATAAACAGACCGACAGCAGATACCATTGATGGTACTAGCACCACTGGTGTTCATAAAGTAACATATGGCGATTTAATAACAAACTTGCCGGTATTTCCTTTAGGTACAATTATGCCATATGCAGGATTGTATGAACCAGCAGGCTGGAAATTCTGTAACAACCAAGAATTAACTTTTGCACAATATGCAGCATTGGCAGCAGCATTAGGAATTACCAGTGATGCAGTTACACATGTTTACGGTATTCCAAGCAGTTATTTAACACACTTTAGATTGCCAGATCTAAGAGGTAGATTTATTTTAGGCAAACTTGACGGATCGGAAGCAACATTGAACAATAGAATTTCAGATAGTGCAGGATATGCATTAGGCGGTGTTGCAGGTGAAGAAACAACAACACTTGATGAAGCAAACTTACCAAGTCACACACACGATCTACAAAGTTCACTAGGCGAGCAATTTTATGCAACAACAACAGCAACAAACAGTACAGTACCTCCAGAAGTTACAGCAGGAGGATCGTTTGATGCAGGATCAGGAACACGATTGGAAAACAGCGGAGATATTACAGGCGGAGCAGATAACGATCCTTTAAATGTAACTAACCCGTTCTTAACACTTAATTACATTATGTATGTCGGAGAAGTTTAATGAGTTATGCACTTAATAAAACAGATGGTTCGTTACTGTTAACATTAGTTGACGGAACAATTGACTCATCTACAACAGACCTAATTTTTATAGGTAAAAACTATCAAGGGTTTGGCGAAATACTAAATGAAAACTTTATTAAACTTTTAGAAAATTTTGCTAACACAAGTGCTCCAAGCAAACCTGTTGAAGGACAATTATGGTATGATAAAGGTGCTGGAAGATTAAAAGTATATGACGGTTCTACATTTAGAAACACAGATAATATAGTATTAGGTGCTCAAAACCCAATTGACAAAGTCGATGGAGATATATGGATAGATTCAAATACCAAAAGATTATATTTCTATGATGGTTCGGATTGGCAGTTAATTGGACCACACTATGATTATAGCCAAGGTATCAACGGATGGGTAACTAGAACTCTTAAAGATAAAAATGGTCAAAATAAAATTGTTAATGACTTGTTTATTGGTGGTAGTAGAGTAGCAATATATGCAAAAGAAACTTTTATTCCACAAATTCCTATAACAGGGTTTACAACTATTAAATCAGGGATTAATGTTAGCACAGCATTTTCTGATTGGAAGTTTCATGGCCAAGCAGAAAGTGCATTGCAAATTGTTGATAGTCTAGGAAACGTATACACTGTTGATAATTTTGTATCAACTGCTGGCGATACTATGAACGGTCAATTATCTATATCACATCCTGTACCGTTGGTAATTGGTGACACATTAGATCACAAATTTACAGTCGGTTCATCTAGTACTGTTGTACAAAACGTTAGAGATGGTGCTGATTATATTGTTAGATTAAAAAGCAGTGCTGACTACGATGCAATAACAATCAAAGCAACTGAGAAAAGAATTGGTATACAAAACAGCAATCCTCAAGCAGAACTACACATTGGTGATGGAACTCCAGGACTTGGAAATGTTATTGTTGAAGGCGATTTAACAGTTCGTGGTATAACTACAACACTTGATGTTAATAATTTAAGAGTTAATGATAAACAAATTCAACTTGCTATGTCTGAAGATAGTACTGTACCTGACAGATCGGTGCTTGACGATGCTGGTATTGTAATTGAGTCTAGTGAAGGAAGTATTGACTGGACTTGGATGAATGCAACTAGTGCGTGGACAACCAGCGAAAACATTGAAATTGATGACAATGCAAAGGCATATCGAATTGGAAACTCTGATGTTTTAAGTAAAACAGAATTAGGTTCGACAGTTGTTAACAGTAGTTTACGAACAGTTGGAAACTTGGATAGTTTAAATGTTGTTGGCAATATTTCACTTGGCGGCAACATTATACAAGCAGGCCCGCTGAACATAAACACCGGAGGTGTTGTTACATTTAGCAATGTTCAGCTAAGAGGTTTGTCAAATCCAAGTCAGACTAACGATGCTGCAACCAAAGGATATGTTGATAACGAGTTACAAGCGTTTCCGATTATCTTGTCAGTTGATATTACAGGACTTGATTACTCGACAACAGTTAATCTAGGTAGTGCAGACCAAGTTTGGCAACTATTAAATGCACTAATTGATCCAGCAGATAAAGCAAATGGAACAGTAGTTAAACTTATTGGTACTGTTGCAGATGAGTATCTAGTAGGTACTACAACTAATCCGTATCCAGGTACAGGCGAATTGTATGATGCTAACCCAGATAATATAATGGGTAATGTTAATATAACAAACGTTCCTGTTGATGCTGGTGGTACACAAAACCAGAGTGTTGTCGAATCGTTTAGTATTACAGATCCATATGTTTACACAACTCCTTCTGTGTCGAGGGTAATAATTGAATTTGAAAGAGCAGAAGTATTATCGGTGCCTACATGGACATGGCAAAGCACTACACCTTGGTCTCCGACATAATACGATAAATAACATAAACTACGAGGAATCAAAATGGCATATATAATTAACAGGTATTCAGGAGCTCAAATTACCGCAGTTGAAGACGGTACTATTGACCAAACTACTGACCTAAAATTTATTGGTAAAAACTTTTCAGGGTACGGTGAAATACAAAACGAAAATATTATGTTTTTGTTAGAAAATTTTGCTGGAACAACATCACCATCTAAAGCAATTGATGGGCAAGTATGGTACGATAGTGCTAACGAAAAACTAAAATACTATACCGGTATTACATGGAAAAATGCAGGTGGTGCAGAAGTTTCTCCTAGTGAACCAGCAGGCGTTAACGAAGGCGACCTTTGGTGGAGTACAACAAACAATCAATTATATGCTCGCTCAGGAAACAATGAATGGATTCTCGTAGGTCCACAAAGTGCTGGTACTGGTACTACACAGCTACTATCAATTGAAATTTATGGTCCTGGCGAAGTATTAAAACCTGTTATTATTGCATTAGTAGAAAACGAGCCGGCATATATTATTGCAGATGAAAACTTTACACCTGCTACAACACAACCTACAGCAGTAGAAGATTTTGATATTCCTGGTAACTTTAGTGTAATTAAGAAAGGTATTACACTTAAAAAGTCAAGCACACTCGGTGTATCACAAATTGATACTGATGGTGTTACTCCTTATTTCTGGGGTACTGCAAGTGATGCATTACGTTTAGGTGGCAACCTTGCATCAGATTTTGTAACAACAGCAAATTCATCATTTCCAAGTGTAGTTAATTTTGCAGATGCAGGCCTATTATTAGGCGACGGTAATGACTTTGAAATTTCAATTACTGGTGGTAATATTGTACAGATGTTTAACAATAAAGGTACAGATATTCGTTTTGGTGCAAGTGCAGATGGCATTACAACAAATAGAGTTGTAGATATTGTTTATAGCGGAACTACAAAAGGTGTTGTTCCTGCAACAAATAATACATTTACATTAGGTACTGGTGCT